ATTTGATATTGCTAGTTATTGTAGCCTTATCTTCATATATGTTATATATTCTAACAGTAGGAATACTTCAAACAATTTGTGGATGTTTGATATAACATAAGAGATATTATATGATAGGAATGTTGTACGTTAGGTTACTTGAAATGACTAATCCACCTAGAAAAAGTCCTTACTCCAAGATAAGAGAATGGAAGTTATTTAGAAAAAGAATTGTTCCTAGTAAGAAAGGCAGGAAACCTTACAATCGTAGAGAAGATAAGAAAATTGAAAGAAACTCTAACTGAAGGGTAAGCAATGTCATACAGAATGACCTACAGAATTATGTCATCTATCCTCAAAAACCTAACGGAGGAACAACTCGATGATGACGTAACTATTCATCTCGACGGCGAGTTTTTTGGGAGATGTAACTTTGCAGCGCATGTCGGTGATGATATTTTGCATCACGGTCATGTGTATCTCGATCTAAACAGTTGATGAAGCAGAAGTTTGAAACTGCGGCTTATGCAGTAGCACTGACAGGGAATGGGGTTGGCTCGAAAAGTAGGTTCCGTCTTGGCGCTGTGCTGGTGCATAAGAATAATATTGTGTCAGTTGGAACTAACAGCTACAAGACACACCCTCTTATGAGTAAGAGAACAGCGTGGCCGTACCTTCATGCGGAACAACACGCAATCATTAGAGCGGGTATTGATAACTGTGAAGGACTTGACTTGTACATTGCAAGGGTGCTAAAGAATAATACTCTGGCTCTTAGTAAGCCATGCGATGTCTGTGCCAAGTTGATACAGGAGGTTGGCATCAAACGAACATTCTATAGTACCGATGCGGGTGAAGGGAAGTACGAACTATACTAGTGTGTAATACTATTGTATTAAATAAAAGGAATACAACATGGATAACATCATACAGTTTGAAGAACATTGGAGAAAATATAAGTTAGATACATGGTTAGGAAAAGTTAATGGGTATATCCAAATGTATGAGTATGGTGAAATTAGTTTTAATGTTTTAATTAATAACTTTATCGAAATGGGATACGATAGAGAAGAACTAGAAGAGTATCTTGAAGAACATGCATGATCTATTGGCTATACCAGACTTTCTTAAAAGATATAAGAAACGTGGTAGACCTAGGAAAATACATCAACCAAATTACTTAGAAGATACACGAAAAAAGTATGAAGAATGGGACTTGATTAAACAAAAGAAGTATGGTAAACCTTATAGAATTCATTTTAATAATGAAGTACCAAGAATAGGATCAGGAATAAGAAAGGTATATGTTAAAGAAGGACGCAAATGGGCACACTTATCGTATCATCCAGGAGATCCTATTGAAACTTTTGTAACTCGTTCACGAATAAGAATGTCACAGTGGAATAAACTTAAACAAAGCCATGAAAAATATAAAAAAATATTTGAAGAGGATACTTAAACATGGATACTCCTATTGTTTATTTTAATTTAACGAGTAGTGAATATAGAAAATTAGTTAGTATGTTAAACTCTAAAAAGAATACTAATGTATCAGATCCTTTTATAAATTTAGTAAATAAACTTATCGTAGATCACTCAACTTTGTTACAAGAAGTTACCAGTAGTTGTCATATACAATTTATTTGGGCTAATAAAGAAAAGGAAATTGACGATGAGGACAGAAGAAAATTTATCCTCCACTCCTAAGAGGAGTAAGAAAGAATGGAAGTGGAATAGATTATTAAAAAGTAAGTATTACAAAAAAAAGAAGGACAAGTTTGATGAATCTTATAGACAAAGTAGAAATAAGAAAAGGAATAGACAGCCTCTATAGAACATGGGCTGAGATACACTTGTCTATCTTGGATAAATGGGAAAAGAAAAACTGGAAGACATATCACAAAAAGAAAAATTCATATTTTCAATTTCCTTTTAAGTGGACAATTATAGCGACTGGTGAAACTGAAGAAGAAGCAGAGAGAAATGCTGAAGATATTATTTCTCGATATAGAGACAGATAAATTAGATGCAGAAAAGATACATGTCGTAGTATGCAAAGATGGACAGACAGAAACATTAAATTATTTTACTAAAGCTAGTATCTTCAATAAGTTCATCTTGAATTATGACATACTTGTAGGACACAATATCGTATCCTTTGATGCACCAGTTCTGAACAGGCTATGGAACTCTTGTATTCCTATATCAAAAATAGTAGACACCTTTTTGTTATCTGCTTTATTCAATCCTGATAGAGAAGGTAAGCATTCTCTTGCTGCTTGGGGTAAGAGACTCGACTTAGAAAAGATAGAATACTTAGACTTCTCAGAGTTTAATAGTGAGATGTTAAAGTATTGCATTAACGATGTTGAAATTACTTATAAGCTATATCATTACCTGATGGACATAGAGAGAAGAGATTTCTCTGACAAATCTATCAGGTTAGAACATAAAATCAGACATGTTCTGAACAAACAAGAACGACATGGCTTCTATCTTGATGTAGAAAAAGCACATAAGTTAATGATGGAAGTAGTAACAGAAGCTAAGAACATAGAAGATAATATCTTGAGTAAAGTTCCTTTGAGAGTAAAGTTCATTAAAGAGGTTAAGATAAAGATCAAGAAAGATGGCACACGATCTAATGTAGGATTAAAGAAGTATGATACCAATCTTATTGTTGGTGATTTTTGTGCAATCGAGTTTGAGAAATTTAATCTTGCATCACCAAAGCAAATTATTGAGAGATTAAATCAATATGGTTGGAAGCCTGTAGAGTTTACTCCTAAAGGATCACCTAAGATAAGTGAGAAGAATCTACAAACAATATCCTCTTCAGCACCAGAAGAGATTAAGAGACTAGCAGAATGGAAGATGTTAAAGACCAGAGCCAAGACTATCGAAAGCTGGATCAGTGTAGTTGATAAAGATAATAGAGTGCATGGCCGTGTTATCACAATGGGTGCGGTAACAGGACGTATGGTGCATTCTGAACCTAACATGGCTAATATAATAGCTAACAATAAACCTTACGGCGAAGAGTGTAGATCATGCTGGACTGTTTCTAATAATGAATATGTTCTTGTAGGTATGGATGCTAAAGGTCTCGAACTAAGAATGTTAGCTAATTATATGAATGATGAATCATATATCTATGAAGTTGTAGAAGGTGATCCTCATACTTATAATCAAAAGTTAGCTGGACTTCCTACCAGAACAGCAGCCAAGACTTTTATATATGCTTTTATTTATGGAGCCGGTGATCGAAAGATAGGCTCCATTATTAATGGTTCAGCAGAGCAGGGAAAAAGGTTAAGAGAAAAGTTCTTGACAAGTATTCCTAAACTTGATAGTCTTGTTAAAAATGTACAGAAACTTGCAACAAGAGGATACATTAGAGGCATTGACGGTAGACGAATGATGATTAGACATCCTCATGCTGCTCTTAATACTTTACTTCAAGGTGGTGGTGCTATCTGTTGTAAACAATGGGCAATCTTTTTAGATGAAGAGATTAGAAATAGAAAGTTAAGAGCTTATTTAGTTAATACAATTCATGATGAACAACAATACGAAGTACACAAAGATGATGCTGACGAACTTGTTAATTTAGCTGATCCTTGTATTGCAAGAGTATCCCCTTACTTTAGTATGAAAGTTCCTTTGAATGCAGATGCAAAAATTGGAGTAACATGGGCACAAACACACTAACAAAACCATTCGATAGAAAGTTATATGATCAAACTGATGGTAAAGCTAAGAGAAAAATTAAAAAGTATTTGCGTAGTAAAAATCATATCGTACATGATAGTAAAGAAGATTATAAGTGTGATGTAAAAAGTATATCTAGTGGAGGTATTGTTACATTTAGTGAGGTTGAAATTAAACTTTCTTGGGAAGGTGAATGGCCTACCTCCTGGAAAGATGTAAGGATACCGTATCGTAAAAAGAAATTACTAGATTCAATTGAAAGTAATTTAACATTTTATATATTTAGAAAAGACTGTAAAGAAATGTGGATTATTCCTGATTATATTATCAAGGAAAAAGGTGTCGTCGTTGAAGTCCCTAATAGATATGTTAGAGAAGGAGAACAATTCTATTCAATTCCTGTAGAGTCTATTAAGAAAGTAAAGTTAACTGTTTGAAAGGAGAATAATAAATATTTCTATTGACAACAAAGCGTAAGTATAATATAATATATCATGAAATAGTATTAAGGAGATAATTATTATGACTAGCACAGCAAGAGAGACTGCCGTTATATCAGGTAAAGCTTTTTGGACTAAGCTCAACCGTAAGGATGAGTATTCTGAAAAGTATCAAATGGACATTGGTGAACTTTCTGAGAAGAGTAAAGATCTACTTTCTTCTCATGGTGTTAATCTAAAGAATAAGGAAGATGATCGTGGAGAGTATGTTACGGCACGATCAAAGTATATTGTACCTATCATTGACTCTGATAAAAGACCTGTAGATCAGGAAACTCTTATCGGTAATGGTAGTGAAGTCAAAGCGAAAGTAGCCTTTAATAAGACTCATGGATTTGTTGACCAGAACGGAACATCCTTGTATCTTAATAAAGTTCAAGTTGTTAACCTAATAGAATTTAGGCAAGATACAGACTTCGATGATGATGATGAGTTAGTTTAGTAGCATGAGTATCAGGGCTTGTGATGAGAGACTATGTTCTCGTATGATCAAGACGTATAGTAGGCGAGGGTGAGGGCAACTATGCATATTATAAAATTAATTCCAGATATCTATGATCGTATTACATCCAACAAGAAGGTATCCAAGGATAACTTGGATGCCCTCTTGGAGGGTATTCGTGATGCTGTCATCAAACAGATGGAAGAAAAGAGAGGAGATAGTGGTGAAAAAACTTTGCGAATGTCTTCAATCGGTAAGCCAGACCGTAAAATCTGGATGGAAATTCGTGGTCCAAAGATTAAAAAGAGTTACTCAGGGGCTACGTTAATAAAGTTTCTCTATGGTTCCATCATCGAGGAACTTGTAATCTTCTTAGCTAAAGAAGCAGGACACAAAGTAGATAACTTACAGAAGAAAACAAAAGTTAATGGTGTAGTTGGTCATATAGACTGCACCATTGATGATGAAGTTGTTGATGTAAAGTCTGCCAGTGATTTTGCTTTTCGTAAATTTACATCGAGGAGCATTGAATATGATGATCCCTTTGGATACATTGGACAAATAAGTGGATACGTTGAAGGAGAAGGTAAGGATATAGGGTATCTTCTAGGACTTAACAAAGTCACCGGAGAGATGTGTCTAGTAGAGATAGATGAGTTATCTCTTATCAATGCTGGTCAACGTATAAATGACCTGAAGAAGATTATTAGTAGTGATACCATGCCTGATTTGTGCTATGTACCTGTAGCAGATGGTAAGTCAGGCAATATGAAACTCAATAGAGATTGTGGCTACTGTCCTTATAAGTGGACATGCTTCCCTGATATGAGAGTATTTAAGTATGGAGATGGAAGGAGATACTTTACAAATATAGATAGAGAACCGCAAGTTGTTGAGATAACTAATGAGGTAAAAGAAACAGATGTCGTTTCTCAAACATGAGTCTTGTCCTAAATGTGGTAGTAAAGATAATGTAGGTGTATATAAAGACGGTCACAAAAAATGCTTTACTCCCGATTGCAATTATTATATTTCATCAAACAATAAGGAATACTATATGGAACCTGCTATCTCTAATACGAAAGTGAGTATAGGAAATATTGGACCTATTCCAGATAGGAAAATTCAAGAAGATACATGTAGACGATACGGAACCATGCTTAATGGTACTAAACACTTTTATCCTTACTACAACAAAGAAGGTGAACATGTAGCCAACAAGGTAAGGAACATTGAGAACAAGACGTTCTTTTCTGAAGGCGATATCAAAGGTGCTATGCTGTTTGGACAGAACATCTTTCCAGAGGGTGGCAAGTATGTAACCTTATGTGAAGGTGAAGTAGATGCTATGAGTGCCTATCAACTACTAGGTAGTAAGTGGCCTGTAGTTTCTATTCGTAATGGTGCAGCATCAGCACTTAAAGATGTATCAGATAACTATGATTTTCTAACATCATTTGATACAGTAGTTATTTGTTTTGATAATGATGATGCTGGAAAGAAAGCAGCTATTAGAGTAGCAGAGATGTTGTCACCTAAAGCAAAGGTGATGAACCTTAAATACAAAGATGCTAATGACTATCTTACAAAGAACAAGAACAAAGACTTTGTACAAGACTGGTGGGATGCTAAAAGCTATACTCCTGAAGGTATTGTATCTGGTCAAGATATGTGGGATACTATTGTTGAAGGAGCTACAGAGGCTGCTATCAACTATCCTTTCCAGGGTCTACAGGAACTAACTTATGGTATACGAATGGGAGAACTTGTTACTGTCACAGCAGGTTCTGGTCTAGGCAAGTCACAGTTTATTAGAGAGTTGATCTATCATATCTTTAAGAACACTGAAGACAATGTTGGTATGATGTTCATGGAAGAGTCCGTAAAGAGAAGTGGGCTTGCCTTTATGAGTCTCGAAGCTAACAAATGTTTACACCTACCCTCAGAATTTGGTTCTGTTAATGATGAAGATCTAAAGAAATACTTTGACAATACGTTAGGAACAGGAAGACTCTTCTTCTATGATCACTTTGGGTCTAATACTATTGATTCAATCTTAAACAGAATAAGGTACTTTGCTAAAGCTCTTAATTGTAAGTATGTGGTACTCGATCATATAAGCATTATAGTTTCTGATCAGAATAATACAGACGAAAGACGAGCCTTGGACGAAATCATGACCAAGATGCGTACTGTTGTACAGGAGCTTGATATTGCCTTGCTTATCGTATCTCACCTTCGTAGGCCTATGTCTACTGGTCATGAAGAGGGTGCTGTAACGTCCCTCTCTCAGCTAAGAGGATCAGCCAGTATAGGACAGCTATCAGACATCGTTGTTGGACTGGAAAGAAATGGTCAACATGAAGATGAGATAGAGAGACATACAACAACAGTACGAGTTATCAAGAATAGGTTCTCTGGATTGACAGGGCCAGCTTGTAAAGTAATATATAGCTTATCAACAGGACGTTTAACTGAAGTTCACGAAGAGTTTGAAGAATTGAAATAATGCATTGGAAATATAAACGAAAAGTTTTTGTTCCTGATGTTGATAATAAATTTGGTTTCGTGTATGTAATAACTAACAAGAAAACCAAGAAGGCATACATAGGATGTAAGCAGTATTTTATTGGACGTAAGAAACGTAAGCGTTCCTCTGGATGGCAAACATATACAGGCTCATCAACATACTTGAATGAAGATATAGAGAAAGTTGGTAAGAAACATTTCACGTTTAATATTATTGGAGAGTATGAGAATAAGAGAAGTCTAAAATACTATGAGTGTTTTTACCAAATGAAACTAGGTGTTCTTACTAAGGTTATCGAAGGAACAGATGAACCAGCTTTCTATAATAATTTTGTAGGTGGAAAATTCTATAGACCTATAAGGGTAGAGACATGCCAATAGTTTTACAAATTCGTATTCATGAAAAAGACTTGGTAATGAATCCGAATGTATGGTATCTATATCCTATCTCTGAGAGAGACGAAGTTATTAAAAGTAATATCTTAAATTTAAGAATAAAAAAATCCTTAACAACTCATTGGTCAGATTTAACATATGAAGAAAACTGTATTAAGGTAAAGGAAGATTTAACAAAAATTGAAGACATCCTAAAGACACAAAGTATACTTGTGATATCTCCAGAGCTTATGATGAATGCGATAGGAGAGCTTGAAGAACACTGTCCTAAAACAAAACACTTCATCAAACAACAAGTTGAAAGGATAATAAAAAAGTATGACTGATGACACTGAATATATTGTTCATTCTGATATTCTAGAAACTTTGCTTGGTATTCCTAATTATAAGGAGAAGATAGGCAACCCTAAAAAAGATAAAGTTATAATATCAATTGAAGAAGGTGATAAAGAAAATGAATTTACTGTTAGAGTATTTGATATTTCAGATGATACAAAACAAGAAACTTTAATTAAAGAAATAGCTTATGGAGTTTTATCTATGCTGCAAGATGAAAGTAAACTAGACTCAATCCGTTCATTGGGAAGATATGCATTAGCTGTTAACAAACAAAATAACTCTTCTCCTATTCAATATATAGGAGACAATGTAGTTCCCTTTACCCCACGATAATAATATGGAAGAGTTTGACAAGATACAAAAACCATCACATTATAATCAAGGATCAATAGAAACTATAGATTTAATTAAAGGTTCTATAACACCTAAAGAACTTGAGGGTTATCTAAAAGGTAACATAATCAAATACTTATCTAGATATAATTATAAAAATGAACCCTTGAATGACTTGTACAAAGCTAGATGGTATTTCAAAAGATTAATAAAAGAATTAGAAAATCAATGGGATATTAAAACCAGTACTGAAGAAGGTAAAAAATGAGATATGAAACTTTGCAGAATAAGTTACGAAAATTTCATACTTCTTTTCGACATCCAATAGATGAGCCATACTTATTAGTTGGTTTTGATCATAAGAAAAGTTTAAGAATACGATTAATAAGAGAAGAATATGAAGAACTTACATTGGCTATCAATGAAAATAAAAATAAGGAAGATATTTTAAAAGAATTGTGTGATCTAGTTTATGTTTGTATTGGTTTTGCTGATACATATGGATGGGACTTTGATGTAGCTTTTAATAAAGTCCATCAATCTAATATGTCAAAGTTAGATAAGAACGGTGATCCTATATATAGAAAGGATGGAAAGATCTTAAAATCAGAGTTATACGAAGAGCCTAATCTACAGGATTTGGTGTAGTGGTTTTGGAAAGAACAATGAAAGGCGCAATAGTCCCTCTTCCTGCCGTATGGTTTATGAAGACGCAGGTTCCTTCAGATATGGTGGAAGATATTAATAAGTACCTTGATAATTTACTGAAAGAAGATAAAAGAAAGTCACAGGCTGGTACTCTTGTAGGACAAATTAAAAATGGAGAACAACTAACAGTTGACCATACACATGAAGATATAAAAGAACTTTCTTCTGTCCTTTGTATGTGTGCTAAACAATATATCGAAGCTTTCTTTCAACGTCATAATCAAACAGCTTTAAGTGACAGACAGATACGAGTATATGAAATGTGGTCTGTTCATGCGTATGAAGGAGACTATAATCCTCTACATGATCATGGTGTTCCTTCTATTATGGGGTTGTCATGTATCCTATATTTGAAAGTTCCTAAACAAATTTTAGATACTGATGCGACTTCTCATTTATTTGATTCATCGGGAGTTCAGGATGGACATCTTGTTTTTAATTATGGTATAGATAGTCAATTAGATTATGAAAGATTAAAGCCACCTTCTTCTACTCTTATCAAACCAAGAGTAGGAGAGATGTATATTTTTCCTTCTTGGTTACAACATATGGTATTCCCTTTCTCAGGAGAAGGAGAAAGACGCTCTCTATCGGCTAATATAACAGCACAAAGAAAAGAAATTAAACAAGAGGAGATATAAATGAAGATATTCTTGACAGCAGATCTTGTAAATGAGATACTAAATTATATTTCAGAGAGACCTTTTAAGGAAGCCAATCCTTTAATATCCAAGATAATGCAAGAAGTTAGAATGAATGAAGATGAAAATAAAAAACAAACAGAACTTAATTTAATGAAGAATGAAGATGAAGGAGGTACAGGTGAATGATATTAACTGACTATCAACATTTCATTCATCAATCTAGGTATTCTAGATGGCAAGAAGAAACACAGCGAAGAGAGACATGGCATGAGACTGTCAATCGTTTAATCTCTTTCTACACAAAATATATTAAAGACAATTATAATGTTGTAATATCAGAAGATATTAATAAGAGGCTTACTAATTCCATACTTAATATGGATGTCATGCCTTCCATGAGAGCACTAATGACTGCTGGACCTGCACTAGAGAAGAACCATATTGCTGCATATAACTGTTCTTATCTTCCTGTTGATAGTCCAAGGTCGTTTGATGAATGTCTATATATCCTCATGCACGGTACAGGAGTAGGCTTCTCTGTAGAACGTCAATATATTAATGATCTTCCTAAAGTTCCTGAAGAGTTTGAGGATAGTGAAACAACTATCATTGTACAGGATAGTAAGGAAGGATGGCATAGAGGGTACAAAGAACTTATCAATATCCTCTATGCAGGTAGGGTTCCTAAGTGGGATCTATCTAGACTACGCCCAGCAGGAGCTAGACTAAAAACTTTTGGTGGTCGTTCGAGTGGACCTGAACCATTGGATGAACTATTTAGATTTACAGTTGATACCTTTAAGAAGTCGCTAGGTAGAAAACTGAATAGTCTTGAATGTCACGATCTGATGTGCAAGATTGCAGATGTAGTTGTAGTAGGTGGTGTTCGTAGATCTGCCCTTATCTCATTAAGCAATCTTAGTGATGATCGAATGAGACACTGCAAGAGTGGTAACTGGTGGGACTTGGAGCCTCAGAGAGCACTATCAAACAATAGTGTATGTTATACTGAACATCTTCCTGATATAGGAACCTTTATGAGAGAGTGGACTGCTCTCTATGAAAGTAAGTCAGGAGAAAGAGGTATCTTTAATCGTAAGGCAGCACAAGCACAAGCTGCTAAGTATGAAAGGCGTGACCCCTCTATCGACTATGGTACTAATCCTTGTTGTGAAATTATTCTTAGACCTAAACAGTTCTGTAATCTATCAGAAGTTGTTGTAAGAGCTACTGATACTCCTGAAACTCTACAAGAAAAGGTAGAGATGGCAACGATCCTTGGTACTATACAGTCTACCTTTACTAACTTCAAAGGTATTGGAAGACAGTGGACAAAGAATACAGAAGAAGAAAGGTTGCTTGGTGTATCCTTAACTGGTATACTTGATAATGCTTTACTGTCTAATACAACAAAGGAAAGTCTTCCTGCTCTGTTGTCTAATCTTAGACTCCATGCAGTTGCAGTTAATCGACATTGGGCAGATAAGCTAGATATTGAAGCTTCAACAGCAATTACTTGTGTGAAGCCTTCAGGTACAGTGAGTCAGCTTGTTAATGCAGCGAGTGGTATTCATCCAAGACATAATGAATATTATATTAGAACAGTACGGGCTGATAAGAAAGATCCACTAACACAGTTCATGGTTGAATCTGGCTTTCCTTGTGAAGACTCAATAGATAAACCTAATTCTATGGCTGTATTCTCATTCCCTATGCACTCTCCAAAGAGTGCTATTACACGCCATACTATGACAGCCATAGAGCATTTAGAATTATGGAAGATATACGCAGAATATTGGTGCGAACATAAGCCTTCTATAACAGTAAGTGTTAAGGAACATGAGTGGTTAAGAGTTGCTAACTTTGTTTATGATAACTTTGATGTTATGTCTGGTATAAGTTTCTTGCCTCTGACTGAACACAGTTATAAGCAAGCTCCCTATCAGGATATAACTGAAGAAGAGTACATTAAATTATTAAATGAAATGCCTAAAGAAATTAACTGGGAAAATTTAGCTGACTATGAAAAAGGAGATACAACTTTAGGTAGTCAGACATTAAATTGTACAGGCGATGTATGCGAAGTAGTAGATATAATTAATTAAGGAGAATATTATTATGAAGAAATATGTAATTCTAACAGCGTGTGTAGCTCTGCTTGCGGTAGGAAGTATTGCTATGAGGCCAGCACTAGCAAGTATGGGTGTTGTAGAGTGGCCTAAGACATGTCAGTTAGAGAGTGGTATGTATACTGAAGAGGGCTATTGGGTATCTTCAAGTGGTAGAGTGTATGCTTTTGGATCACTTGATAGTGCGCTCAAGTGTGTTATGAGAGCTAGTCTACCAAAGGTTGTATTTTATAGACTTGGTAAATATGGTAATCAAGCTGTTAAAGATTTGATTGGTGACAAGCCCTACATTCAAATAGATTCAATGCAAAAAGATGCAGCCAGAGAAGAGTGATAACGAGGTTGATATTCTAAGAGAGAATGTATACCTTTTGCAGCAACAGCTTCAGAAGGCATACATTAGAATCAAGGAACTAATAGGAGAGAAGAATGGTTGATAGAGCAGAGATACAAAAACATCGAGAAGGACTGGAGATGGAACTAGAATATCTGAATGAGAATTTAGGTAGTTATCACCGTGTCCAACGTAAGAATGTGTTGGAGTATTTAAATGTAAGAATAAAAGAGTTAGAAGAATATGGTAGTCAAGTTCAAAATGCACAGAGTCTACTTAATGTACCTGAATTGAACAGACTTGAGGATGATGGTGGGTGAAGAAAACTAAAATAAAAAAAGGTAGCCTACGATCAGAAGCTACCTTAGTTAAGTTTGGAATTGTTTTAAATGTAGATGGTCATTTAGAACTTCAAAAGTCGTTCCTACATCCTAACGACTGGCTAAATATAATTGATAAGTCATATCCTAATTATGAGAATAGAGATGTAATTCATAAGTTTTTAGTGTATACCTTAGATAAAGTAGAAAAGCTAGAAGCTGACTTAAAGACACTACCTCCTTTACTAAGATCAGACTAATTACTTTTTAGAAGCCAGCGCAGATCCGGTGAGTATCGCACCAAATGCAAGATGAAACAGTCCGCCCCCTTGAAGGGTGAATGGACTGTGTTGTCCTGTCAATTTTTTCATGAGTTCCATCTGCACCATCGGCTCTTCAGTGCTATTAATGATCTCCATGAACAGGCTTATATCTGGTCTATTAAGACCGTACCATATAGGCACAAACATAAAATCGTAGAAGCATATCAACAAATATATTGACAGAGCCGTCCATCGCCATGTCATCGTGGCCTTTTCGTGGGCGGTTAGATCGTCCTTCATCTAGACACAGGGAGGGACGCATCTCATGTCATTTGTCATCAAGATAATTCCAACCACTACGATAACCACAAGTGATATGATGATCGCTACTTTAATATATAAGGGTTTCTTCATTCTGCTTACTCCTCATCCTTTACTAAGATCAGACTAGACCACCATCGTACATAGGTCTTACCTGACCACCTTTATAATATCCTAACCAATCCCTAATAGTTCTTAAAGAAGTATTTTCACGAAAATGTTTTTTACTATTATCTGATTCAATTGCGGTTATACCTCCTGCCTCATTGTATTCCCAATTAAAACCATGCCCTTCAAGAAGACGTACAATTTGTTCTTCCTTCAGTCTTCTAGATAAAGGTCCACCTTGCATTTCAATTCGTTCGGCACGAGTTGGTGTTCCGCTTATTCTTGGAGGAGGAGGTCTTTCACTTTTAGATCCAGTAAATATTTCGTTTTTCCAAGTTCCCCTTACACCTTGATCTTCAAATTTTTGTGTGAGCATATCTTTTGCTTGTGATGTAGTTAAATTATCATACGCACCTTTTCGTGGTGAAGAAGGAAGATTAAATATAACTTGACCTCCTTCTCTTATAGAATTAGTAATTTGATTTATAGTTATATTTAGTGTATCTATATTTGGTTGTACATTTAAAACATTACTTGCCATGACAAGATCATATACATTCTTTAGTGCATCTGGGTTTACTTTAAAATCATAATTAGTTACTGAATTTGTCCTCATAATTTCTTTTAATGGTATACTTGCATCTATTATTTCTTGTGGACCTGAACCAAAATTTAGAATAGACTTACCTTTTATTCCTTTATATAAGACATTACTATAGACTTTTGGTTTCTCCCAACGTCTTGCTGTTTTTTTCATTCCTTCCTGAGCAGAAGGATCTATTTCCTGTTCTATATTTCCATACACAGTACTTCCTTCTCCAGCAGGACTTGCATCCATTAAAAAACCAAGAGGGCTAAAAGATTTTCCTAAAACTTTTTTACCTAACCAACTAATCTTACTTAGAATATCTTTCCACTGTTCTGGCTCTAATCTTATTCCTCCTCTTTCGTCTCCTCTCAAAACACGTGGACCTTCTATAAGTTTATCAGGATTGTAGGCTCCTTCTATATGTTCTGACCCACCTAGATATGTTAATTCAACAGGAATTGAATCTCTACCAGACTGTATAGCTTCTACTAATCTATTATTTCCTTCCATTATATACGGTTGACCTTTCGCATCAACGCTAATATGGATAGGATCAGTAGTTAAAGGATTTCCTTCATAATCTTGATATCCTAACTCTTCAATACTCTTTCGTAATTCTTGATACTTTGGTTCGTTTGGATCTCCTCTCCGTTCTTCTTCACCCATATAACCTGGAATATCTTTTAATTGTTGAGGACTTAACCAAACAGGGTCATCAGAAGTTGTCAGTGTTTTAGAATCTGAAGTAATACCTGCAATATAGTTTTCCGTCTGATCTCTCAATAAATGTCTTATTCCTTTAGCCTCACCACCCTCTGCCATACGAACCACACCACCATCATACATATTCTGTACAAGCCCACCACTGGCACTTTTCCAGCCGCCGCCTAATGGAGTTATACTTATTGTTGGTTGACCACCACCATGAGGACTAGCTACTGTTCCTGCTGGGGTGGTAGCAGGAGTAGCTTGTGGTCCTGGTGTTCCTGCAAGACCTGCATCTCCTGACCAGTCTGCATATGATTTAGCTTCTTGTTGAGCCTCTGAAGCTCTTAAAGAAGTCATTGATTGAGCTTCAGCTTCAGCTAGAGCTTTAGCTTGTGCTTCTGATTTGTCTTGAGCTAGTTGAGACTGATAACCTTCCATTTCTGATTGATGAGCTTCTTGTCTTGCCAGTCTATCCGCATAGGCTTGTTGTTCTTGTGCTCTCTGTGTTGATAAAGGTTCTGTAGAGGAAGGTTGTTCTGCTAAAGATGCATCTCCAAAAACTAATGGAGCAGCCCTAGTATATCCAGACTTTAAAGGGTCTCTTGATACATCAAAAACATTTCCGTTTCTAGGATCAGAACCTGTATATCCCTTTTTACCTAGAAAAAATGAGTGACCAGTTTCAGAATTAGACCATAAACCATAGTTTTTATCTGGATTATTTACTTGATCAGCTATAGCTTCCAATCCTAATGCTTGCCTATTACTCACCTCTTGTCCAGCTTCTGCTAAAATTGCTCTAGCTTCAACGTCTTTTAAACCGAATACTTGTAATAAATGTTTTCCTGCGGCAGTTTTACCGGGGATCCTTCCAGCGTAGTCCATAATTGTTTCAGGACTAAAGTCTGCATTTGCTAATATGTCTATACTTAAAGCAACTTGTTCAGGAGTTAAGCCTAATTCTGCTGCTAAAGCAGCAACAGGACCACCCTTATCATAACCAATAAGCTTATCCATTTGTGTTTGCATACTCATCTAATTCACCGTGAATGTTTCTGGTAAGTGAACATAATTATCTACAGGAATTTCTTTACAGAAACCTTTAATCTCTAAGATGGTCGAAGGAATATTTTTGTTCCAGTATGTCATGAACTGATCAAAGCAAGGACACTCAGGAGGAATATCGTATCCTTCATAATTAAATTCCTGTAATATATCTGGATGACTGTAAGTTCTATAAAGGATCTTGGCAAAAACCTTACTCTTAGTTATCTTAGAACTACTCTCCATTTGTTTTTCCTGCATCTTTAATCTGTTCCCTTAACTCTTCCACTACATCATGTCTTGTCTTTTTTCTGTTAGCTCTTGTTAGACCATAAGCAGTTCTAACAGTCTCATCATGTTCTATAAAGTTAATCTCCAGAACTCTCACCCTATCTATTAATCTTATGATCACAGTTTCAAGTTGAGCCATGTCTTTAGATAGTGTTGTTCTGGTATCCCTTATTTCCTCATCAATTTCTTTATACTGTTCTTCAAGATTAGTCTTAAAGCTTGTTGTAATCCACTTCAGAAGCCACCACAGGGCATAGCCAGCAGCAGCCGCTGTGAGTACAGGTATGCCGACTGTCTCAAAAAGTTTAACAAATACTGCAACGGACATTATCTAGCAGCACTAGAACCAAAATAGAAACTAACTATAGCTGCAAGCGTATGCAGATACATAGGAGCAAGAGCTACTCCATTAATAGCTTGCCATTCTATGTTATCAGCAGATTCCCAGATAAAAGGAATAGAAAATCCACCTTCTTTAATATGAGAAACAAGAATAGGAATACCCATGAAAGGTGCAATGAAAGGAATAACAACAATACAAGCTACACAAGTTAGTGCTATGATCCTTCGTGTCCATGCAAAATGAACATCTTTCAAGCCATGTTTTCTTACATCTTGTAAAACTTTATGTCTGGCATTAAGTGCGCCTAACATTAACTTCTGTTGCTCTGCTTTTGATTTAACAATCTGACCAATGATAGTAGTAACAAAACCTACTATTGATCCACCAAGCAATGTTGTAACTAATTCCATTACTAATCCTCTATTTTACTTTCTATATATTTATGAATGTCTATTACTTTTTCATTTGTAACAACATGTATAATAAGATTTGTCAATTTTATTTCTTCTCTCAAGAATATCATTTTATTCTGTAGATTTTTTAATTCTTGTTCGTAATATTCTAACTCATCTTGCTTTCTAGTTCTTTGTTTGATGATATCAGAAAGAAAAAGTATATTACTTTCTTTATTCATTTAGCCAGAAGGTTGATTAGTTTTATCTTGACTAGATTTAGCCAGTGCTAGGCTAGTTGGGAAAAATCTCTTCCCTATTGCTTCTCCTATAGCTTTAAAACCAGTAAGACCAGCTTGAGAAATTTTAAAAGCACCTTCACCTGCACTAGTATCAATCATACGAAGACCTTGTATGCTACGAGTAGGTAAATCTTGTAACTGTGGTATACTAGAAGGTAAAAAAGGAGTTGGAATACGAACTCTTTGTGCTGATTCAGAAAGATAATTTGGCTCTGGAGTAAGTTGCGTACCAGGAGAACCTATAAGTTGACGAGTACTCATTGTACTTGCAGCACTAGGTATTCTTGTCCCCATATATTTAGGAGATGGATCAAGATAAGTCATTTTTCTAGTTGCCATTTAATTACTCCCTATAAATTTTGATATGATCCAGATAACAACAGAACCGATTATACCTAGAACAGCAGCAGCCCCATAGACCATTGATCTATCTCGTTCTAATTTTACCAGTCGTGTATCATGGTGTTCTATAGATGACCATTGTTTTTCTGTGATAGTCATAACAGAATCAAGCTTTCCTTCTAGTCTACCTAAGATAAGATAAAAATCTTTTTGTACTATGTTATCTTTATCATCCATTATTGTTTACTTCTTCGTTTTAATGTTGCTGCTCTTTGTGCTTCTAAGAGTATCTCATCAATTTCTTGTTTTCTTAATCTTATCCTTCTTTCAGCGTCTTTACGTTTTTCGTTATATAAAGGTGTACCTCCCCACTTTAATTCAAGATCTCTTTCAATTTTACTTATCTGACTTATTCTTTCGTCCACTTGTTTTGTTATCTTTGTATCAAATCCATTTCTTGCTATATCTTCGTCCCAAGGCCAAAGTTTAACTGATACACTCTGAACAATTGCCATCCATAAAGGCATATCTTCAGCATAAGGATTTACACCTCTTCTCTGTTGTAAAGATTTCATAATTCTCTTATGTGACCAAGAATTAAATCCCTCCATTCTTATATATTCATCTGTTCCAGGAATATTTATTTGATCTATTCCATAAGTTCCAAATAAAGGATTGTTAGGAATTAGTCTTAACAAGGCAGGAATTATTCTTCTTTCACCCATCTGTGTAATCCAAGAAGTTCTTTCATCTGACTTTTTATCAAATTGTTCTAGAGTAAAAGGATCTCTGTTAAAAAGAATAGGTGTAGCAAGTGCTCCTAAAAGACCAAAATTAGGCTGAAGAGGAGCAGGTAATCCAGGAACCCACCCGTCTCCTACACTAGCCATACCAAGTACATCTCCTCCTGGAATCCATCGTCTAACATTCCAGAAATGAGATCTCTGGTCATTAATATCAAAATCAAATTCAGCATCAAGTCTCTTATTTGTAATATTCTCTAAGCTTTTTAACATGTTAGGAGCTTTAATATAAGAAAAGGGCATAAGAAAAGGAATACCAAAGATATGACTAGAAAAGTCTTTATCCATTAAATGTCGTTCATACTCTTCATCTCTACCTGATTGTTCATTTCCTGCATAATTCAAAGCATACCCTATAGCAGCCCATTTTATAAACTTATGAGGTTTCTTTGTAGCAATCTCTGCAAGAATAGGAGTTACTCTCCAAGTGTATGCAATAAAAGGAACCATAGTTTCTCTTAAAGCTTGAACTCCTGGGGCTGTTATATTATAATCAATAAAAGCTCTCTTTGCATCTTTAGCTGATGCAATTTTAGCTGCTTCAAGTGCAGTATTATATTCTTTAGTTCCTACTTGTAGTCCTTGTGTCTTAATTTCTGATATACGTTTATTTAAATTTTGAACATAATGAGCAACCCTGAACATTGAATCTTCATTTTGATACCATATACCTTGAGTTCTATCTAGTCCACTAACTCCTTTTTTTAATTTCTCCCAAACCTTACCTGAAATATTTGCAGAAGCTTCAATGGATGAGACATGCCCATCATCTATTTTTAAATTATGAAATTCTTTTCCATAAGTTTCTAAAAATTCTTTTCTACTCATACCTAGTTCGCTCTTCAATAGACCTGCATCGAAAACATTAAGACGGATTAGATCATCATAGATTGGACCTAGATCTTTAAAATCTAAATTTAAAGATTGCCTTCCTTTTTCTGTCCATATCTTCGTACCATACTTAAATAAGTTAGTTATAGGAACATCATGTAAATCTAGAAGAACAAAGTTAGATAAAGTATTATTAGCGTGAACAGTAGGATTCCATATTGTTACTGATCTTTTCCATCGTCTATTCCATTTACGATATGCATTAAAAGCTTTTGCTGCTCTACCAACAAGCTTATTCTCATGAACCATGAAATCTTTCCACATTCTTTGAATATTTAAATCACTATGCATATCTTTAGGAATATACTGACCAGTTAAATTACCAAATTTTCGTAAGTTATTACCTGTATGAGGAATAAAAGCTTCTGGAACTTGTGAATACAAGGCTCTATCTTCTTTTGATAAAGCAGCCCATTCATCAGGAGATTTCCCATATTTTATATTAACGCCATCATATATTTTATAGACAGCATAATCATTAAGCATAAGTCTTCCTGTAGCAGCAATAGCAAATGCTCCATCTTCTACTTCACCAATATTTTTTCTTTCTTTTAAAGTTAATTGTCTCCTCATTACTACATGAGTAGGTTGATTAGTATGAGGATGTTTAATAGTAGCTTCTTTCTTATATCCATCAGCTTCTAACTTTTTTACTTTATTTGGAGATTCTGGCTTACCTTTATTTGGACCTTTTGTATGTAATTTAATACGTACTGGATGTCCTCTTGCCATTGACGTAGTACCGATAACTCCTAACATATCTCTGGCATCAAGAAGTTGCTTCTCGTCTATATCATCAGGATATGCTTTTAATTCTTTTGCAATGTATGTTCTATGTACATATTTATTTAAGTTACGTTGCCAAGATTTTTCAGTGATAAGACCAGCATCAACCATATCACGACCTAGATCCTTAATTAATGCTCGTGCTTCAAAAGCAAGCTCATGAACTTCTTTAGCAATAGATTCGTTACCAGTATCAGGATCTATTAATTTCTTTGACCAAGGATCTATACGTGCTCTACCATCCAAAAATTCATAAACAAGACGTTTTACAGAAGCAGGTTGTTTACCTAATGTAGCAGCTATTCTTAGAAATTCCTGCTCCCGTGAAGATACATCCATAAATATTTTATCCATCATATTAGTGTATTCAGTAGGTAAATTATATCTTTCTATAAAGGCACGACCAAACCGATGAGCCATTTCCCCACCCAACTTTGTCTCGTCTATAAGCCACTTAGCGCCTCTACCAGAAAGTCCAGCAGCTAGAATCCCTGCAACACCAATTAAAGCTTGTGAAAGAGATCCAGTATCTAAATCACCTTCCTCTTCTTTTCTGTCAACAGTGGATGATATAAAATCATCAGCAAAATTCCAAGTAGCAAATGCAGTACCTGCTCCTACTAGAGAAGGTATAGGATTATCAAAGACAGGTTGATAAAGATGTTTATGAGTAAAATCGTAATAATTACGGACAGATGTTTGGTATGGTTCTACAAAGAATTTTTTAACTTTACCTGTAATTGTTTCTGGATCACTACCTGTAAACTCTCGTATTGTTGCAGCAGGATCTGATGTTAAATCTTTAGCTTTTCTTTTAGCAACAAACTGTCTACCTTTGCTAATAGCAGGAGCAAGGACACCTACTGTTGCAGCCCCGTACATAGCTTGTGACCACCTATCGGAAATATTTTCATCAACGTATCCTAAATAACCAGCACCACCACCCCATGCAGCCCCTACTACTGCCATCTTTCCTAAAGTTCTCACCTTGGCAAAAGGAACAATAAATCCTACAGGATCAGCAACCATACCTATCATCCAAGCAGCTTTAACAGAACCACCCCATTCAGGATGTTCCATAAGTTCATTGAGAAGTCTTTGATCTGCTTCTTCTTGAGCACTCCATCCTACAAGCTGTTTAACTCCTCTGACAGTATCTAATGTACCCATCCATGTTGCCCAAGCCACAGCATCTCCTTGAGTCCATTCAGATGCCTCTTGTTGGATAGTTTTTAAATTAGTAAATGGAGTTTCTTCTGTTGCTCTATGTTGTTGTAAAATTTCTTCTGGTGTGGGAAGAACAATACTATTTCTCCTTAGAGAAGTTACTTGTTCTCCTATAGGTGGTTTAGGAGAAAATCCTATAGAATTTAATTCATCAGTTAATACCATTATCTACTCTCGTATGCTCTTAAAAGTTGATTTACGATCATATTATAATATACATTATACTTGTTACTACTTGGTTCAATATTAGCTTGTCTCAGCATATCTATTGCTACTCCAGCTATGTATTTATCATGAGTTATGTCAGAACTAACACTATTTATATCATTAACTATTTTTGGTACTAAATTATCATAACCTGTCTGCTCTACCTTAACTAAATAGTTTGATATTCCTTCAGCTATATTTGAGGGAATTGCTTGATCATCCCTTATGTCAGGATCTGTACGAGTTGGTATCTGTGAAGCATCAAATGCTTCTTGTTTATCTTGTCCTGCTGATTCTACTTCAGCATTAATTTCTTCTAAATGTTTTAGTAAAGCAGGAGACACATTATCTCTAGAAATATTCCCTATATAGGATATAAAACGGTTAGGAACTGAATCAGGATCTTTATCATGATACAATAAATATTCAATTAATTTATAATGAATCGTATCAGCGTTAGGATTATACTGTGCATTTGTCTGAGGATTTCTTGGCAATAGTTCTCTGTCATAATGCTCCTTTAAATATGTCTTACCCTCGTTAGAAAGTTCAGGATATACTTTTTTCTCCGTCCCAATTTGTTGCTTAACCAAAAACCTTCTATTAGCAGCAACAGCCTTTCTAGCTTCATATTCATCATTATGTATACCAGTCTTAATTATAGTATTTCTATGATTTTGAGGCATAGCATTAAATACTTGTCTTATAGCATCCTGATCCTTCATAGTCTGATTATTACTTAGAAGAGTATCAATTTGTATATTAAAGTCAGCTAAAATCCTTCTAGTACGTTGATCTTCTGTTTCTACTCTTGAAGTAGTAGCTTTAATAAGATTGAGTGTGCTATTTGATCCTAACCTATACCCTGTTCCTTGTTGATATGGTCCCTCTGTTATGTTAAACTGATCACCATTTACAAGTTGTCTACCAACAAAAGCCTTTAACAATTCAGGATGTTGCTGCATTAAGAGTTTGTGATACTCAACTTTTCTTTCGGGAGTTGTATCTTCTGGGAGAGTTATTGAATTGATAAGTATATCTGAATACTTTTCTTTTTCCTTATTTATTACACCTCGCTCTTGGATATGTGTAGCTAAAGAACCACTAAGTCCTTCAGCAAAACCTGCAAATGCAGCACTAACCATCTTATTCACCTTCCATATCTAAAAAACTGCCCATAATAGGCTCTTCTGGTTCTGTCATAACAGGCATTCGACTCCTAAAATCAGCCTCACTTTTAAGATTTTGAAATTCTTCTGGATTTAAATTTTCCATAACACTTAAAACAGTGTCCTCACTAATTTCATCATCTGAAAAGTCATTAAAAATTTTTGCATTAACTCCATCATCCCGTGCATCAGCTACTAACTCAAAGATAACAGGAATAACTAATAGCTCTTCTATATCAGGTGTCCATAGTCCTTCTAAAAATCCTCTAAAAGTAATTGTTCTAGCTATAGCTTCCGCAGGAACACCAGCATACATCAATTTAATCATATTAGTTTTATTGGAAGAAGTATCTTTTTGTTTAATAATAAAATCAAAAGCTTTAGTTATAGAATCCATTTCTGGAGGAGTCTCCCAAGGATATTTTCCTAATGTTCCTTTTTTGTTATCTTGTAAATCTCCTGTGAGGCTTTCTCCTGGAACACTAGAAGCTACAAAAGAAGCTACATTACTATCATCTCCTTCTGGTAGATCCAAATCATCAAGCATACCATCATAATTCTTATTTGAATCCTTAAAAGATTTAATATCTTCTTTATCCTTTTCTACAAGACTAATAATTTCTTCTATGCCACCTTCATATCTAGAAATAACATGCAACATAACTTCATTTAACTGTTGCATACCTTGTCCTTGTACTGTATCCTCTTCACTTTCCTCTACAGGAATAGACGGTTCCTCTCCTTGCATTTCAAGGAAACTCATATCTTGTTCTTCAAGAATAGCTGGTACTTGTTCTACCATATTATATAACCTCTCTTAAACTAATCCAGAATAGTTTACTATTGTAACTCAGATTGTAGAAAAGCACCAACTACTGTTCCTAATGCATTAAATACAGAACTTGACCTTGAAGCATTTTGATTTCCTCTAGCAATAGAGGCTTGTTGTGCAAGAGCAGCCGTTTGTGATTCTCTATCAAGTCCAGCTTCAGTACTTGAATATATATAATGAGCATCATCTCTATGTCTTTGCCATAAGAATTGATATTCTCGTTCACTAAGACCTAGAGCAGTCTGAGAAGCAAAGGTATTAGCCATTAATTGATTAGCATTATTAATTGTAGAAACTGACCTTTGCCAAGTAGCATTAGCTGCTCTAACAGATGCTTCCATATTAGAATTAAAAGTTTCTCTAGCTAATCTTTGATTTTCATAGAATTGTTCATGAGCATTTACTTCACCAGCATTAAACTGTCTCACTGCTGTAAGTCTATTTGCATTTGCTTCTTCTACTGAAGTTTCTAAAGTAGTAAAGAATTGCTCTACTTGATTTTCTGTAGTAGCATTAAATTGTCTTGCTGCATTCTCTGCTGCCTGATCAGTAAACAAACCTTGTGTAAAAGCATTATAAGTAAGAGTATTAGATGCTTGTTCATTTGTTAGATTAGCTGTATCTATGGCTAGAAAATTACTAGCATTATTAACAGCAGCAGTCATTCGTGCATTAAGATTTTGTGTTCTCATTGCTGCAAGAGTACTAGCATTTTGTAATGCTGTTGTCTGTCTATTATTAAGATTTTGTAATTGTATTCTACCATATGCTTCTGCATCAGCACTAGCTATTGGTAAACCAGCTTCAATAAGAGCTTGTGTTCTAGCTGATGCAGCCATAGAAGAAGCTCCTAAACCTCTCTGGAGCATAACAGAATCAACATTTCTAGCAGCAGGTGCAGCCCAAGGAGGTAGAGGTTCTCCATCTCTAATTGCAGATGTCACTCTTTCTAACTGAAATTCTACTGTAGCTCTCTCATCTAAGTCTGCTGTAGCTGCTTGAGCTAATTCTTCTGTTGGAATAGCTTCTTGAATATCTCCAATAACTTGAGTAGGTGCAACTTGTGTAGCAGCAACAGCCTCTCCCGTATCTGCTACCCTAGCTGCTTCTGTTACAGTAGCAGGTACTCTTGTAGGACTAAGCTGTGCTACTCCTGTTTCAGGAACTAATGCTGTTGGAAGAATATCAGGTTGTTCTCCTACTTGAAGACCCTCTTGCTGTATTAATTCTGGAGTTCCAGCAGTTAGAGTAGGAACTTCTAGTGGAGGTGTAGTAGGTCTTGTAGGAACAGGAGAAGGAAAAACACCTAATGCTTCTGCACCACTTAAAGCACCAGCACCTCCAGTGAAGGGAGAAGGAGTAGCACCTTGTTGTTGTTGTGCTTGTTGTGCTGCTTGTCTTAACTGTCTAAGAAAAATCTCATCTTCTGTAGGAACAGGGGGTGGGCCTTCACCAAGACCACCTCCAGGAAGTGTATGCATCTCTCGACCACTGATGAATCTCGATTCAGACACAAAAGGAGCAGGAGCAGCAGGAGGAGGAGCAGGAGGTTGTGTACCTGGAGGTGGTGTACCAAAAGCAACACTTCCATCTGGATTATAAGCCCAACCTTGTATTTGCATTCCAGATGGCGAACCTGGAGGTGGTGGCGTGAAAGTCTTTGTAACGTCTGGTAGAGGAGGTTGTGTTCCAGGCACGTTTGGGAAAGGTAATATTCTAGGTGCACCTGGAGGTGGTGGACCCGCTGCGTCTGCTAATGCTCGACGACGTTGTTCTTCTGCTTGACGCTCTTGAATATGAGTAGGAACCTGATAACTAGGGATACCACCTACAGCATCTTCACCACTTCCTCCTGCATCTGTAAGAAGTTGTTCTTCTTTAGCATTAATAAAAGCTAATCGTTCTCCTTCAGGAGATCTGCTCTCCAGCCATTTAATTGCTTTATCTACATAAGCAGGAGTTTTATTTTTGTCTGCCATTCTATTCCACCTTTATTTATACGTCAGAAGCCCCATCAAAAACACTATTAGTCTTTAGCTTAACATAAGAGAGAGCAACTAGATTACTATCTGATTCATCTCCAACTGAATAATCGTACTTAAACTTATCCATAGCAGGACAGGGAATAGTTTCTGGAATAGCTTTAGCTCGTTCATCTGCATCTTTATATACAGATACATCTACCATGAGAAACCAATCTGCATTATCCTTTCTACATACACGGGCATCAGTTACACGAACATATCCATTGTTATGTGTAATACCACCCTGTAGTGGAATATTTACTTGTAGTGCCATAGTTTAATCCTTTCTTTATACAGGTACAGGGAGAGCAGGAAGTTTCTGTTCTGCCAATCGTTCATTAAGTTTTGCACCAAATCCCGGTAACATTTCTTCCGCTACTTGTTTCATAGTTTCAAACATCGCTCTCTGTTGCCAAATAGCACCGTTATGAAGTCTTTGAAGCTGAGTGATGTTGACCATCGGATCACTGAGGTTCCCATCCTCATCCCACTGATCAGGGTCGTCTGGATCAATTTTTGAAATGATCCCCGTATCTTCAAGAGTAGTTTTATGATCTTGTGTCCATTGATCAAATTCACTACGAATAATATTCTTTGGTGCTCGCATTAGGTCGAGAGAGCGGCACAACATCGCATCATCCTCTTCATCAAAAGCAGTGTTATTCGACGTGCCATCCAGATGGATGTCACCGTCCTCATCGATGAACATTATCGATCTTGATGATCCCCCAGCTTTAGTTCGTACCAGCCCCCAGATCAGACTATTTGCGTCAAACACATAATCACTACTTTCGTAGATGTTACATTGGTGCATTAGATTCGCTGTGCTAACAGATGTGCCGGGGCTCGTGGCAGGTTGAGTCATGCTCATCGAGATAATTCTAAAACCTGTTGTGCCCTCAGAAAATCCGGTCACTGCCATTCCACCAGCAGTGCCAGACATTTTTGAAATCTTTCCCCATGTGTCCGCTTCAATGCCAAAGCCCGAAGCATCTACTGCCACATCAGAACTTTTGAAGCTGAGAATACTATCGTCTGCTGCACCTTGATTGATGGTTATTCCCTGTGTCAGACCACCGTCTGCTGTATCGCCCAAAAACATTTTACCGTCTGTTTGAATAATACCACTTCCACTTGCTGCTGTGAAAGTATTA